TATATTATATTTAATACCATCTTTTTTAATTGGATTGAATTAACATGTTTGAAAAATCTACAGCAATACTTGTATTATGCACTGAGGCAAACGAAAAACCTAGCCGTATAATTGCGGAAGGTTTCGTAGGCTCTGATGTTGAGATACTTACCTTAGAAGGGGACAGACAACTCTTGTTTGCTCATACCCCTACATCCTCCACACCTTTGAACGAGGAAGCTACAGCCATCCTTAATAAGGAGAGTGGTAATGCCCTTACGTTTGTGTATGGAAATGCAATCATGTTAGAAGACGAAGCAAGGTGGAACGATGAAAATTATTAGACGCTCGATATATTCAAGTGACTTAAACCTCATGGACTTACCAATTAGTTATGAACACATAAGACGTTGGCAGAAGGGACATGTTATGACGATGTGCTTCCCTGATTTGTCAGCACAAGAGAGAACATTCATACAATACGGCACTCTTGAAGAAGAAGAGGTTGAGATTGCAATGATTGAAAAAACATTCGAGGAGCATCCGATTAACTAATGGGAGATAAAATGAAAAATCTATGGGAGAAAGACAGGAAGGTTGTGTTCCGTGAGTTTTATCATCAATACTTAGATGAAGGGTACAACCACAAGGAAGCAAAGAAACTAGCAAGCGAAGAAGCGGATGAAATCTACGGCGAAGTTGTGGATTTTGTCTTTGATGTAGCAGATGCGGAGCATAACTATGACTAAACTAGAATTAAGTATATTACAATCAGACGAAGTAACGCACGAGAATCTATGCAGATTGTGGGAAGCAATCAAAGAAGATATAGAAAACCTGGGTGACGATATAGAAGGTGACGAAAGGGTAGCTAATCTACAATTACTACAGGCGATAGAGCATGTGGTGTATGGTGTATACGGCATAGAACTCTTAGATGAAATCAAAGAGAAGTTTAATAAGCCGTTACTAGACAATGACCCTGATGAACGTCCGTGGTTCTATGACGGATTCGGATGTATGCGTAGTAAGAAAGACGGGAGTGTGTGGCATGATTAAAGACCCAGAAGAGCGTAAGATGCGTAAGAAAGCAATCAAGTTGCAGAATGAAACTACAAGTGGCTTCAAGAGACTGCCCTTTAAAGAGGCTGTAAAAAAAATTAGAGAGTTACAAAAAGCTAAAAGAAATCCAACCGAAAACTTTACGAGGTATTAAATGACAAAGTATTTTTTCAAAGGCAAGGATGGAGTTAAGCCTCTGTCTGACGAAGGAACGCTGTCTGAATTTATGGACAGACGTAGCAGTATAGCCACAGCTATGGGCTTTACAACAAAACGTGTAAGAGATGCACTGTGTGTGTATCTAGATGACGAACTCGTGGGGGAATACCTACCACACTACCACAAGGCAGTAAAGAATGCCTAAGTCAGTCGAATATATCAGACAGCGATACGCAGTCTTATCAAAACTTTTGGAGAAAGAGTTTCCAGAAGAGGTTGACAATGGTAAAAAAGCTGATACAATTAGTGCGAACCAAGCAATGACGGAGAGATTAAATGCATTTAGACGAGATAAAAAGCAAGCTGATTAGACACACTTCATGTGACAAGTGCGGTTCATCAGATGCTAATGCGTTGTATGAAGATGGAAGTCAGTGGTGCTTTTCATGTGAGACTTACAGCCACCCTGACAAGGAAAGGAATAGTGTTGTGATACAACAACAGCCGAAGCAGACACAGATGTTGTCGATAGGTATTACAGAAGCCCTTAGTGACCGAAGTATCAACCAAGATACTTGCCGCACCTATGGGGTTACCATTCAGAACAACAAACAAATTTACCCTTACTATGACCAAGCAGGTAAGCATATAGCTAACAAGGTCAGACATCCTGACAAGAACTTCCATTCAGAAGGACAGCTACAACCTGCAGGATTGTTTGGACAGCAATTGTTCCAACAGTCAGGCAAGTACATTACAATTACCGAAGGCGAGATTGATGCCATGTCAGCATATGAAATGCTGGGTAGTCGGTGGCCTTGTGTGTCCATCAAGAATGGCGCACAGTCTGCAGTCAAAGATGCCAAGGCTCAGTTTGAATACCTTAATAGGTTTGATAACATCGTGTTGTGTTTTGATGCAGATGAGCATGGACAGAAGGCAGCAAATGCTGTAGCCCAAATCTTTGAGCCTAACAAGTGTCGCATCATGCACCTTGCAATGAAGGACGCTAACGAATATCTGAAGGCTAACCAACGTGAACTATTTACTAAGGCGTGGTGGGAAGCCAAGCCATATACCCCTGCAGGTATTGTAAACCTCAAAAACTTTGAGGGGCTTTACGACAGGGACAACAGGGAGACTGTTCCATATCCTTACAAAGGATTAAATGACATGTTGTATGGCATGAGGACAGGTGAGCTTGTTACCTTTACTGCAGGGACAGGGGCAGGTAAGTCTAGCATCATCCGTGAACTAGAACACCACCTATTAAATAATACCGACTCCAACATAGGTATCATCAGTCTCGAAGAGAACATCAAGCAGACTATCTTCCATCTCATGTCTGTGCAAGCAAGCAAACGTCTATACATTGACGAGGTTCGAGACACAGTTCCAGAAGAACTACTGCGAGAATACGAAAGAGCAACAGTAGGGACGGGGCGTGTGTTCGCCTTTGACCACTTTGGTTCTATCCAGACTGACGAGATACTGGCTCGTGTTCGTTACATGATTAAGGCACTTGACTGTCGCTTCATTATCATTGACCACCTTTCGATACTTGTATCAGGTCTTGAGGGTGATGATGAACGTAGGAACATCGACAAGATGATGACCGCCCTTCGGTCACTAGTTGAGGAGACACAGTGTTGTATGCTTCTTGTATCCCACTTACGCCGTGCTAATGGTGACAAGGGACAGGAGCAGGGTGTGCAGATTAGTCTGTCCATGTTGCGTGGCTCACACAGTATAGCACAGTTGAGTGACGCAGTGATTGCAATGGAGCGTGACCAACAAGCGTCTGACCCCATCTCAGCTAACACCACAACCATCCGTGTCCTGAAGAACAGGTATGCAGGTGAGACAGGTATTGGAACATACTTACTGTATGATAGAGAGACAGGGCGTATGACCGAGATTGACGACCCCAATGCAGAAGACTTTGAAACCATTGACGTAGAGGAGTATTTATAATGACACTAAAACCTGCGACAGCAGACAGAAAGAAGTTTGACCTTGACTTACAATACGGACAGGTTCGGGAAGACATTGTATCCGAAATGCTTCAGGATAAAAAGATTGAAGTAAAATCTGAGCGAGGTATGTGGATGGACACAGGCAACATATGCATTGAGTATCAATGCTATGGTAAACCATCAGGCATTACTACAACAGAAGCTGACTACTGGTTTCATAACCTGTGTATCAACGAAGATATTTTTGCTACGCTTGTTTTTAAGGTTGACAATCTAAAGAAAATAATAGATAATCTTGACAGTAAACGGAGCGTGTCAGGTGGTGACCATAACGCTTCTCGTATGTGGCTTCTGAATATACAGAAGTTATTCGCCAAAGATTTTTTGAAAGTGTACAAGGATGAAGCGACTAGTAGTTGATATTGAAACAGATAGTTTAGACGCAAAAGAAATCTTTTGTGTCGTAGCAAAGGATATAGATGATGGAAGAATTTATACATACAGTCCGACAAACATTCAACACTGTAAGGTTGTCATCGAAGAATCTGATATTATTATTATGCACAACGGCGTTTCTTTTGATGCTCCTACTCTCAAGCGCATACTAGGTATTAACATACCGCTTGCAAAGATACGTGATACATTACTGCTGTCACAGATGGCTGACCCCATGCGTGAAGGTGGTCATTCACTAGATGCTTGGGGAACTAAGCTAGGCTTTAATAAGATTGAGTTTAATAACTTTAGTGCGTACTCAGACGAGATGCTGAAGTATTGTATACGTGATGTAGAACTTACAGAGAAAGTCTACAAGACTCTTATACCTGAACTCAAAAAGTTTAGCGCACGTTCTATTAAACTAGAACATCAAATCAGGGCTATCATAGATAGACAAGAAGCTAATGGCTTCACACTTGACGAGCCAAAGGCTATGCAGTTGTTGTCTAAATTGAAAGACGAATCTGAGAATATTAAGAATGACTTACAGGAAGTATTTAAACCTATGGTTGAACATAGATATTCTGAAAAGACAGGCAATAGATTGAAGGACAAAGTTACTGTGTTCAACCCTGCGTCACGCAAACAGATTGCAGAACGCCTTATGGATTTAGGGTGGAAGCCTGACAAGCATACAGAAAAAGGACAGCCGATAGTTGCAGAAGAAGTCCTTGAGAAACTAGACATACCAGAAGCACAGTTGATTGCTAGGTATTTGTTATTGGAGAAACGAGCATCACAGATTACCTCTTGGTTAAAAGCTGTAGGGGAAGATGGTAAGGTGCATGGCAAGGTGTTAACACTACGAACCATTACAGGACGCATGGCTCACACATCACCTAACATGGCACAAGTACCTGCTGTGTACTCACCATATGGAAAGGAATGTAGAGATGTCTGGACTAGTAGCAATGATGCTAATATTCTTTTGGGTAGCGATGCAAGCTCGTTAGAGTTGCGGATGCTTGCTCACTATCTAAATAATAAAGACTTCACACGAGAGGTTGTAGAGGGTGATGTTCACACCGCCAACCAACGTGCGGCAGGACTACCGACTAGAGACAACGCAAAGACTTTTATATATGCGTTTATCTATGGTGCAGGTGCTGCGAAGATTGGACAGATTGTTAACGGCACTGCCAGAGATGGTCAAACACTGATTAACAACTTCCTAAATAATATGCCAGCGTTGAGGACGCTACGTCACAAGGTTGACAAGCTTGCTTCACGAGGGTATATAACAGGACTTGATGGACGCATACTACGTGTTCGACAAGCCCATGCTGCAATGAACCTGTTACTGCAAGGTGCAGGTGCTATTGTATGCAAAGAGTGGTTGAAGTTTATTACAATCGAAGCCACAAAACGTAAGCTTAATTACAAACTTGTTGCAAGCATACATGATGAATACCAGTTTGATGTGTGTAAAGAACACGCAGAAGAATTAGGAACAGTCACAGAACTTGCAATGAAGCTTACAGAAAAATCTCTAGGTGTAAGATGCCCACTTGATAGTGAGTATAAGCTTGGTAAAACTTGGGCAGAAACACACTAGAAAAAAAATGCTTGACTTATTATTTGAGTTGAGTTACTATAGTAGTTGTTGGCATGGTGCTGACAACATTGAATCCAAAACGGAGATAAAACGAAATGACAGTTATTACTGGTAAAGCATACTGGGCGCATGTCCAAAACCCTAACACAGCATTTGAACCTGAATACTCAATCGACATTTGTGTTGATGACACCAATCGTGCAGCTATTGAAGCTGACAACTTGTCTATCAAGAACAAAGGTGACGAGCGTGGAGACTTCATCCATATACGTCAACGTGTCGCAAGGCGTGATGGTACACATAACGATGCTCCTTCAGTTGTAGACGCACAAAAGAATCCTACCGACAAACTTATCGGTAACGGAAGCGTTGTTAATGTTCTGTACACTCCTTATTCTTGGGAGATGAACGGCAAGGCAGGTGTTACACCCCTCTTGAAGAAAGTTCAAGTGCTTGACCTTGTTTCCTATGGTGAGGACTTTGATGCGGTAGAAGGTTATACCGAAGCTTCATCTAACCAAATGCCTAGTGAAGAAGTACCCTTCTAAATATTAGGTATCCACGGGACAGAGCAACTTGTATTGGCTCTGAATGATAGCTACGAGGACGGGGATGCTATTACTTATTAGGAGATTACTATATGTCAATGTACAGTTCAGGATTTGCCGAACTATTTTCAGTAGGAGTACTAGGTTTTATTTTAGGCTACGGCTTTCCTCGTGCGGAATGGCTGAAAGAAGTGCAAGAAAAATTTATTAATTTAGTACATAAGTATTTCATTAGATAGATGAGTGATACAACCATTAAAATTATTACACTCAGTGTGATACTCATTATATCCATTGTAGTTTATTGGGACGATTTAAGATGACAAAGAATATAGACACACTAATACCTGACATCTACGCTATGCTAGAAGAAGGGGTGGATACAGATAAGGAAGATATGCAAAAGTTTCTTAATGACTTTGCATCTCAAGTGCGTGAAGCTGCGTCCATCATACTCCAAGAGGGAAAGCGTGAAGGTAAGACGAACTTACGCCTCTCTCAAATCGGTAAGCCAGACCGTCAAATCTGGTTTGGAGTAAACGGTGTCGAAGGACAGCCTATTGACGGACAGACCCGAATTAAATTTCTTATGGGTCATCTGTTAGAGGCTGTCCTAATTCTTTTAACCAAGAGTGCGGGACACACTGTCGAAGGAGAGCAAGACGAAGTTACAGTTGAGGGTGTATTAGGACATCAGGACTGTATAATTGATGGGGTATTGACCGACATCAAATCAGCGTCCTCTTTTGCATTCAAGAAGTTTAAGGATAATAGGCTATCTGATGATGACCCCTTTGGTTATATCTCACAGATTAGTGCATACGCTACCAAACGTGGAGACACAGAGGCAGCATTCTTTGCTATTGATAAGAACAGTGGGGAACTTGCTGTCACTAAAGTACACGACATAGAAATGATAGACGCAAACAAAAGGGTCAACTACCTAAAAGGTGTTATTAAAACTGAAAATCCACCGCCTAGATGTTACAACGATGTACCTGATGGCAAGTCAGGCAATCGTAAGTTGGCTATTGGTTGTGTATTCTGCGGCTACAAAGAAAAGTGTTGGGACAATCTACGTGCATTTAAGTATTCAAATGGTGTGCGATACCTAACACAAGTTGCTAAGACACCTGACGTTGAGGAGATATCTCTTTCGTAATGTCAAAAAAGAAGAAACATCAATACAAATCAGAAGCAGAATACCAAGCTGCGGAACAACTACATAAATTTAAAATTAAATTTGAGTATGAGTCGTTCAAAATAGAATACGAATGGCGTGAAGATAAGAAATATATTCCAGACTTTGTGTTACCCAACGGCGTGATGCTTGAAGTCAAGGGTAGGTTTATGCTTGAAGATAGAAAGAAACATTTGTTCATTAAGAAACAACACCCTGAACATGATATTAGATTTGTATTCCAAGCACCTAATAATAAATTACAAAAAGGAGGACGCATGACATACGCTGAATGGTGTGAGCGTTATGGGTTCAGGTGGTGCAAACTATCTGACGGCATCCCAAAGGAATGGCTTGACAATCAATATGAAACCGACTAATATAAATGTAATTACAGACGAGTTTAGACCAGACGTATCGTCACCAGAGAAATCTCTTTTCCTGTGTGTGATACTACAAGCATTACTTGATGCAACAAAACCTGAGTATGCAGGTGAGCCTAAGAATGTTATGATAGAACGTGACAGGGCAAAGGCGTGGTTCTTTGCATCGTATGGTACAACAGCACAGGACTTTGAAGAAGTGTGTGACCACGCAGGGGTAGACCCCGAATACATGAGAGACTTTGCTTACAAAGTATTGAAATCAGGAGAGGTAGAATATGTCAGAAAGAGAATCAACGCAGTCCTTGGACATGGTAAATAATCCAACGCACTACAACGCAAAGGGTGTAGAGTGTATAGATGCTATCGAAGCGTCTATGTCTAAGGACGAGTTTAAGGGATACCTAAAGGGTAACGTGATGAAATATATGTGGCGTTACGACTACAAAGGTAAACCTGTGGAAGACTTGAAAAAAGCTGAGTGGTATTTGAAAAAGCTTATTGCTTCTGTAGAAGAGCCATGCTATAATTCGAGTTCTGTTTCGTCAATAGACGACAAAGATTATGTAGATATTGTGAGAGGAAAGATACCACTATGGAAGAAACAAAGATGAATACCGCATTACCAACAGACTACCAAACTTTTATAGCGACTTCACGTTATGCCCGATGGATAGAAGACGAAGGACGCAGGGAGAGTTGGGACGAAACAGTTCAAAGATTTATGGATAATATAGTTAATGATGTAGACATCGACACGAAGGACAAGCGTGATATACACGAAGCAATTCTTTCTTTACAGGTGATGCCTAGTATGAGAGCATTAATGACCGCAGGAGCAGCTTCCGAAAGAGATAACACATGTGTATATAACTGTAGCTATCTACCTGTAGACCATCCTCGTGCCTTTGATGAGGCTATGTTCATCCTTCTGTGTGGCACAGGCGTTGGCTTCTCTGTCGAAAGACAGTCCATTCAAAAGCTTCCTACTGTTCCTAAAGACTTACAGGAT